CACTGTGAGAGGTGTTAGCATACTTAGATATGGACGCACACCTTGATCACGTTGATCCGCTAGTGTTTGGGCATTTACGTTGGCTTGTGTAACCATTACCCATGCGTGTCCATACACACTGATCCATGTGTGTAGATCATTCATAAACTGATCCATACTACGATTTTCAAAGTCACAATCACGTAGGAATTCACGTGTCTCTGCCATGCCCTCTATTAAACCAAGCTCACGCTCAGGTGGTGTTCTAAACAAGAAACTATTGTAAACACTAACAGTTGACTGGCAGTGATTCTCTAGGGGTGTTGTTAAACATCTTGCCATATACTCAGCATGGCTTTCATTAACGTAACGTGTTAGGTGTCCTGCTTGTGAGTATTCTTGTCCGCCAATGTAGCTTTCTAAATAATACATCCAACGGTCTTGTAGTTCATGATAAACACTATTGCCTGATAATAGTCCATCAACTTCATTTTGTATTGTATCTGTTATATTCATTTTTGTTCCTTAAGATATTTTGTGTCCCCAACGGGCTGGTTGCTCTGTTTGTGCGACTGTTTTTCTAATAGGATACATAAACGCCACGCAATAACTCAAGGCATCAAACATATGGTCGTATCCTGAGTCTTTGTCCGGAACCATAGTACCTTCTTTAAACTGGTGCTTGTCTAAACACTCTATCGTATATTTAGCTGTCTTTGCTATATAGAGGTTAACTTTACCGTCTGCTGAACGAAAACGTGCGTTAATGGCGTTTATTCTATCCCTTACTGGGTCGTGCTTGCGCGGTGCTTTTACTACAAAGCCTGCGTTTTGTAGTATCAAGTGGTCACTCATTCCACTACTTGACGTTTGTCTTCTACTGCCACTAGGGTCAGGATAAACAAACACTTTTGAATTTGGATATCTACGTTTGATTTCCATGCTCATTTCGTCTGTGTTTGAGGCAAACATCTGTATCTCATCAATTACAGTGAGTGTTTGTGCATCCATTTGAACACTTATGGTTGCCACAGCTGGGTTAATGTTGAAGTCCATGCCCACGTGTATGATACTAGTGTTTGCTTGTTTGGGTTCGTCTATTACATGAACGTCTCTGGCAAATGCCCATGCTACTCTGTTTTCATATGTTTCAAAAGTAGCAAGGAATTCTTGATTGAACTGTCTCTCACTCATATCCTGCCGGGCTGCTAGTATTTCTTGCTCAGTAACAAAGCCACCTTGAACTGTTGTGAATTGAAATGCACTCCAGTCTGTGAGTTCTTTTGCACTAACGTACAAGTCATAGAATGGATTGCTTTTGCCTTTGGGTGTTCCAATAAACAATGCACCACCTTGTTGATCCGCTAGTGCAGGACGAACAATCTCACCCCATAGGCTTTCTAGTTTGCATTCAGCAGCTTCATCTATCACAGCATAACTTAGACTTACACCACGTAGTTTGTCAGGATCTTCTGCACCCTTGAGACTTATAGTGCTTCCATTCTTGAGTAGTATACTAAGTTCACTTTCATTAATCTTACTTACCCAGCGTAGGTCCAGGAGTCTACGTTTGAGAGGCTTCCAAAGAATCATCTTGGCCGCTCTATAACTTGTAGTAATGTAGAATATCTCTTGATTGGGTACTCTAGCCCTATAACAGATTTCACGCATACTAAGATAAGTTTTACCAAAGCGTCTACCTGCTACAACTACCTTGAAACGACTAGAGTTGTCTGCTACAGTTTGCTGAGGATTACTAAGCTTCATAGTCCCTCAACGTAGGTGTTTATTTTATAGATTAATCGTTCAGTTTCAGTGAGACGATTGTTTAGTTTTTGATGACTCTCTGCAAGTTCCTCTACGAGCTTTGCAACTTCATTGTGGGCGTTAATTAAATCGTTAAGTGTTCGCTCATGATTGTGTAGTATGTCATATGGATCAAAGTCATCATTGAACATCACGGTTCCTCTTTTTAATATCACTGAAGTGCTTGCGGCGGCTAACAACTTCAACATTGGAAAGGTGCCAACCCTCTCCTGGAGTTATTTGTTGCATACACATATTGTCAGCACGTCTTCCACGTGCAAACCAGTCTTCATCACTCCACATTGTTTGCCATTCTTCAAGAGTTAGTGTGTACTCTTCATTGCGGTAATTAGCTTGTGCTTTATGCTTGAGGTATCCATAGTGCTTGTCATGTGCAATTCTGCAAGGTCCTGTTTGCCAAGATTCAGGGTCTGGATTGCGTCCACGTTTGCCTGGACCTCCCACTGTCTCAGGGGCATATCTAAATTTATAAGTCATTGTGAGTGCCTTTGGGTTTATAGGTTGGTGTATATGTTCTCTGACGTCCATATGGCATTGTGCGCCAGCCAGCATTGTCAGGAGTCCAACCTTTGCTCCAGTCATCTCTACAGAACTGATCCGTAGGGTTCTTTCTTGGACCAAGTTCATTGAGCCAAGTTTCAAAGTCTTGCCAGTCAGGATGTATGTGTAAGTCTAGTTCACGTGCTTTGTTGAATGCGTTATACCACACACGCCATTCAAGCAAGTATTCTTTTCTAAGATTGTTCATACAAGTATTTATACAAAAGCATTATTTACTCATAAAAAAAGGCTCTAGGGAGCCTTTTTAATGTAACCTAAGGGTGTACCGTCTGGATTGTATATTACTATTCTTTCACTTGCACTACAGAAACTTGGAGCAGCGGTGTGATTAATAGCTGCTTGCAAGCATGGGTCCTGACTGTCATAGTAGTTTGCGATAGTGTTACAGCCTGTGAGACTGAGCATCACAAACACTAAAATTAAAAATAATATGGGTAGGTATTTCATTACGCTGCCTTGGTGATTGCCTATACATTAAGTATAGCATCTATACACTGTTTGTCAACCTTTTTAAACCGCTTGCATTTATTCTACAACTAATGAATTCATTGTAGTAGGTGTCATCGTACAACACGTTCAAGTCAAATTGCAGCTTGGTTTCCCAGTATGCCATCATTGTTTTGTTTGCACATAGGTGCAGGATCTCTCGTGTTATTGTATGTGGTTCAAGTTTCTCAATGTCTGCACTGAGTGTCTTGCTGCTTCCGTAATACCGTTGCCAATCCGTTTCAATGCGACTATGCCGCTTATTGGACTTACCTTTGAGGGGCTTGCGTTTGAGGATGCTCCACAAGTTCTTTTTACCTATATACTTCATTTGATTTGAAGTGTTAGTAATACAATAAACAAACCCTTGATATTCTTCAGGGGCAGTTGTAAAAGGTTTGTCTTGGTACATCCAAGTCATTTGTTTGCCGTGTTAATTACTTCACGTATGGTCATTAGAGCCCTCCAGGCAATACCTCTGTGTTTCATCTGGGGCTTATTGATATGTAATACATTGTCATACGAGTCATAGTATTCATTAAGGGTTTCAAGAGCATTGCGAACGGCAACTGCCTGATGTATTTCAAACATATGAGGCTCTTGTTGATATAATTGTTCAAGTGTTTCAAGTACACCTCTCCACACTACATTGTCCATTTGATGCAGGTATCTGTTCCAAATAGTTTTGTTGTTGATGTTGATATCACCGTCTCTTGCTACTATCTCATTGAGAGTCTTTGTAACATGGCACATGATATCAACACTTAGTTCAACAGTATTACTCAACTTAGTCTTCGCTTGGCTTTAGTACAACAGGCTCATCTAGGGTTACAAAGTCCGCTTCGGAATATGTCCAGTTGTCTTCACCGTCTTCTGGTTCAACATATATTTCAAAGTCTCCACTTGAGTTCTTTGTGTATTTGACTGCACCGTCTGTCCATACTGCTGTGTTATCAATTCTCTTCATCGTGTTCTTCTCCAATTTCAACTGTGTTGTCTGATTCTACCCAAGGTAGAGGTGCTGAGCCTTCTCCTTGTGCAGGTTCACTGGTCATGCCCAATAGATTCTTGGCAAGGAATATTTGCACTGCGGCATTCATATTTGAGCAGGCATTCTTAAACATTGCACGTCTAAGTTTAATCTTCATAACCTCTCTGCCTTTTACAAGTTCAGCCGCAAAATTACGACTGATAGCGTCTTCTTTTACTCCAAAGAAGTTGGCGATCTCTTTGTTGTTGCAACCAAGAGCAGCAAGTTCTTCTACTTGATCCTGAGGTACAATTGTGTTGTCTCTACCAACTGGCAATCCAACTATAGTACCTTCAGTGGGTGCTTTTGGCTTTGGTCCTGTTTTTGCTTTTTCCATACAATTATTTATTCTTTTTTGAGAATTATGGTTGTTTTATGGCAGATTGCCGGCCCGGTTTCATATTCCCTAAGACGGCTGTGCCGTGTTCTCTTGACGAAGTCGTTCTCTCTGCCAAGAGAATGAGTCTCAGACGAAATATCAAATACCTCACCTGAAAGGTGTGTTTGTTATGAACTAAAGTTCTAAGTAGTTCTATAGTTCTAA